GTTTGCGAGGAAATCGACGGCATTGACTTTACGGAAAAGGAAATTGATGACGATGCCCTTTTCGATGAGGAGTACGAAAACGCCTGCGAATTTGAATGGGAAAGTATGACGGGAAGATAAACCTTCCTCGCTCTTTCCAAACAGCCCCTGATTCAAGGGGGCTGTGGCTCGTACCGAAGAAATATAGTACACAAAATACAGCTATTATGTTTGTGCAGTATATTTCTTCGATATGACTTGCTATACTTGAAATTGTATGGTAATATACATCATGCCAAGAGGCAAAAACAACGAAAACAGGAGGAAAAAACAATGTGGACAGAAGGAACGATTCGGGTTGGAGCAAGCGTATTTCACTACTGGGTGAAACACTATGAGGAGCCTTCCATTTACGGCTACGAGGAAGGCAGAGCCTCCAAGATCACACTGCGGCGAAATGCTGAAACGGTTTTTAACTTCGACCGTGGCATGGATATTCCGCCGGAGGATGCGGAAACCGAAACTGCACTGGCAATCCTGCTGAAACAGTACAACTGATTTTTCCAAAACCAAATCCCACAAGCCGGAGCCGAAAGGCTCTGGCGGTCGTACACCTGATTTTTGTTCGTGTATGATACACAAGAGAGTGCCGAAATTCCATTGCTTTTTCTGTATGTTTAGCGGCTTGCTATCCTTGAATTTGTATGGTAACATGGTTACAATGGGAATAGAATCTCGATTAAAAAACAGCCCCATGAGGGCGTTAAAATAAATGATGCAGACTTGCTTTTTGGCAGGTCTTTTTTGTTTGGAGGTGAGAACGGTGGCAAGATTTAAACCGACCCGCTTTATGGCGGAGGATTCCAAGTATAACAAAAAGGCAGCAGACTATGCTGTTTCTTTTATTGAATGCCTCAGCCACACCAAAGGCACATGGGCTGGAAAGAAATTTGAACTGCTGGACTGGCAGGAACAAATTATCCGTGACCTGTTCGGAATCTTGAAACCGAACGGCTATCGTCAGTTTAACACGGCTTACATCGAGATTCCCAAGAAAAATGGCAAATCAGAACTTGCCGCTGCGGTTGCCCTGCTGCTCACCTGTGGTGATGGCGAAGAACGTGCCGAAGTCTACGGCTGTGCTGCCGACCGACAACAGGCTGCCATAGTGTTTGATGTGGCTGCCGACATGGTGCGAATGTGTCCTGCCCTTTCCAAGCGAGTGAAAATCCTGACCTCACAAAAGCGTATCGTGTACATCCCGACCAACAGCTTCTATCAGGTGCTTTCGGCTGAAGCTTATTCCAAACATGGCTTCAACATCCATGGGGTCGTGTTCGATGAACTTCACACGCAACCCAATCGGAAATTGTTCGATGTTATGACCAAAGGTTCCGGCGATGCCAGAATGCAGCCTTTGTATTTCCTGATTACCACAGCCGGAACAGACACCAATAGCATCTGCTATGAAGTTCACCAAAAGGCAAAGGACATTCTGGAAGGCAGGAAGCATGATCCGACTTTCTACCCTGTAATTTATGGTGCGGATGAATCGGAAGATTGGACTGACCCGAAGGTTTGGAAAAAAGCAAATCCAAGTCTGGATAAGACCATCGGAATGGATAAGGTGGTGGCTGCGTGTAACTCTGCAAAGGAAACTCCCGGTGAAGAGAACGCGTTTAGGCAACTGCGTTTGAACCAATGGGTAAAACAGGCTGTTCGTTGGATGCCAATGGAAAAGTGGGACAAATGCAAGGTTGCTTTTGATGAAGAGATGCTTGCTGGGCGTATCTGCTATGGTGGACTTGACCTTTCCAGTACAACAGATATTACAGCTTTTGTACTTGTCTTTCCACCTACTGAAGATGATGAACATTATTATGTTCTTCCTTACTTCTGGCTGCCGGAAGAAACACTGCCACTCAGAGTAAGACGTGACCATGTTCCATATGATATATGGGAACGGCAAGGCTACTTGAAAACGACTGAGGGAAATGTGGTTCACTATGGCTTTATTGAGAATTTCATCGATGAACTGGGGCAGAAATTTCACATCAAAGAAATAGCATTTGACCGCTGGGGTGCAGTGCAGATGTCACAGAATCTGGAAGGACTTGGATTCACGATGGTACAATTCGGGCAAGGCTACAAAGATATGTCACCACCGACCAAAGAACTGATGAAGCTGACCTTGGAACAGACACTTGCCCACAACGGGCATCCGGTTTTAAGGTGGATGATGGACAACATCTTCATTCGCCGTGATCCTGCCGGAAACATCAAGCCGGACAAAGAAAAATCCACAGAGAAGATCGACGGTGCGGTTGCCATGATTATGGCTCTTGACCGTACAATCCGCTGTGGATGCGTTTCTGATGAGTCGGTTTATGATACGAGGGATATGCTGGTGTTATAGGTTTGATTATCTTTGCAAACTGGAATTTCTTGAATGGTCGGATATTCTCCGTTATGATCTTTTAAATATCCATTAATTTGATCTTGAGTAATATTCATATATGCAATTTGTGTGGAAACCTGCATTTCCTTATCTGTATAACTCATCTTCTCTAATCTCCTCCATTTCTTGATTAAATTCATCAATACTCATTTTCCAAATACCTTCCTCTGCTCCCCGTGCTACTTCTTCATATTTTGTGTTCAAAAAATGAATCAAGTCGGAATTGCAGGAAAGGGAGGGATACTCGCTATAATATTCTTCTACAGTTTTCTCATCATCCAACAATATAAAAGTAACTCTTAAAAAACGAGGATTTGTATCAGAAACAATACTTTTCATAAAGAAATATAATTCTTCATTACTATAGCAATCTAAAAAATCAGAAGATAGATACAAATCAATCTTTGGTTGAACGCTATATGCAGACATCTCATCATTGTATTCTTCAATTGTGATATTCGTATTCTTGATTTCTTTTTCTTTAAACGGAATGCTCGGAACATCTACATCAATGTAAAAATACAAATTGACATCGGCGAAGGTTTTTTCCACGATTTTCTTGTATTGGTCTCCAATGATCGATTGGATATAATCATCTTTTCCGCCACGTGTTTCAATCAGGCTATACACCTCAAACAATAAATCAGGATCATTTACTGGATATGCAATTGTTCGATGAGAATCCATGATAGTTTTCACTTCGAACTCTTCTCCATACTTTTCGTATAGCTGCTCTTTCGCAAATTTTGCTAAATCTTTACTGTCATAAATAACACAGCCTGTCAGCCAGATTGTATTTGTAAAAACAACAGCACATAAAGCTACTATAGAAAAAAGATGATGAATGATGTTCTTTCTCACTCTTGCATTCTCACTTTCTGTAAAAATCACCGGAATTTTTGCGATGTAAATGGTTAATGCCCATCACATCAGCTGTATAGCATTTCATATTTTACTTTAGTATAAATGAACATTTCCAGCGACTTGCACAAAAATATGTCATAATTTCACATGATAATCCCGTTTTTAATTGCAGAGAGAGCATAAATGGTTGGGAATTGTTGTGCAAAATGACGGTGCATGCTCATTTATAGTTATTGATAAATATTTTCATACTCATCAATTTCCATACAAATATTATCTTCTGCAATTTCATGCTCATAGACGATATATATATCATTAACTTTTTGAACAGCATATGAATACCAATAATACTTATTTCCTTTTAGTATTCTTTTACGTATTCCAATCTGCTTACCTTTTTCAAGTTTGAGATAGTTTGCATTCATCTTGTACTTTCACCACCATACCCCAGATATTAGAATTTACCAAATTAACAAAGCACGATTTATAGAGTTTCTACCCTACATTCTGTTTAGTTTAGTATATTATACCACACCCCAACCCTCAAAGTCAAGAAAGGAGCGTGATTTCATGGGAATTTTCAGCGGACTCTTCAAGTCCAGAGATAAGCCGACCAACAGCTATGATTCGCCGTCCTACACATATTTCTTTGGACGAGCCAACAGCGGTAAACGTGTCACCGACAGAACAGCCTTACAGCATATTGCGGTTTATGCCTGTGTGCGTGTGCTGTCAGAAGCGATTGCACAGCTGCCACTGCATGTGTACAAATACAACGATAAGGGAAAAGAGCGAGTGCCACAGCACCCGCTTTACTTTTTGCTCCACGATCAGCCAAATCCTGAAATGACTTCTTTTGTTTTCCGAGAAACTTTAATGTCACATCTGCTGATCTATGGCAATGCCTATGCACAGATTATTCGTAATGGCAGAGGTGATGTTTTGGGATTGTATCCTCTGATGCCTGACAAAATGAAGGTTGACCGTGATGAAAAAAACCGCCTGATATACATTTACAGCCGTTACGATGAGGCAAATCCGAATCTGAAAGAACAGGGCGACATCGTTCTTTATGCTGATGAAGTTCTGCATATTCCCGGACTTGGATTTGATGGTCTGGTTGGATATTCGCCGATTGCACTTGCGAAAAATGCAATCGGCATTTCTATTGCCTGCGAGGAATACGGGGCGTCATTTTTCGGAAATGGTGCAAGTCCGTCAGGTGTTTTGGAACACCCCGGAGTGATCAAAAATCCGGAACGTGTGCGTGACGCCTGGCAGAGGGCTTACGGTGGCAAAAATGCCCATAAGGTCGCAGTTTTGGAGGAGGGCATGAAGTTCACACCCATTGCAATTCCGAATAATGAAGCACAGTTTCTGGAAACCCGAAAGTTTCAGATTGAGGAGATTGCAAGAATGTATCGTGTTCCTCTTCATATGATTGGCGACCTTGACCACGCCACATTTTCTAACGTAGAACATCTGTCATTGGATTTCGTGAAATATAGCCTCGATCCTTGGATTGTCCGCTGGGAGCAGTCCTTACAGAAAGCACTTCTTTCCGATTCTGAAAAAGGACAGTATTTCGTGAAGTTCAATGTAGATGGACTACTGCGTGGCGACTATGCTTCCAGAATGCAAGGCTATGCTACCGCAAGACAAAACGGCTGGATGTCAGCGAATGACATTAGAGAACTTGAAGATATGAATATGCTTTCTGAGGATGAAGGTGGTAACCTGTATCTTGTAAATGGCAGCTTTACAAAACTCGCTGATGCAGGTGCATTTGCAAATCAAAATTTAGAAAAGGAGGAGAAAACCGAATGAAGAAATTCTGGAACTTTATCCAAAACGAAGATACATCGGAAACAGAGCTTTTGTTTAACGGTCCTATCTCTGAAGATACTTGGTGGGGCGATGAAGTGACACCTGCTTTGTTCCGTGATGAACTCTCAAAAGTCAGCGGAAATCTGACAGTCTGGCTGAACTCGCCGGGCGGCGATGTGTTCGCTGCAAGTCAGATTTATTCTATGCTGAAAAATCACAAAGGCAAGGTTACCGTAAAAATTGATGGCATTGCTGCCTCCGCTGCGTCTGTTGTGGCAATGGCAGGCGATGAAACCTTGATTGCACCGACTGCCCTAATGATGATCCACGACCCCAGCACTTGTGCTATGGGAAACAAGGCAGATATGGAAAAGGCTATCATCTTGCTGGATGAAGTCAAAGAGAGTATCATCAATGCCTACGAAACCAAATCTCACCTCAGCAGAAACAAGATTGCGAAGCTGATGTCCGATGAAACATGGCTCAATGCAAAAAAGGCTCATGAAATGGGTTTTGTGGACGGGATTCTGTTTGCAGAGAAGAAAATGCCTGTTGTTCCCAAAGAGGAAGAACCGGATGAAGAAGAAAAAGAAGATACACTGACCGCAATGACCTATTCAAAGTCAAGGAATCTATCTGCATTCTTATCCAAAGTATCTGCATCAGCAGAATCCGTTGCAGGCACACCCATTGACCAGCTTGAAAAAAGGCTGGCACTTTTGAAATATTGATTGGAGGAATTGATTATGGCTATGACGATTAAAGAACTTAGAGAAAAGAGAAAGAAGGCTTGGGATACAGCACGTGATTTTCTCGACAGCAAGAGAAATGCAAACGGTGTTCTCAGCGAAGAAGATTCCAAGACCTACGATGCAATGGAACAGACTATTGTTGACCTTGGAAAAGAAATTCAGCGTCTGGAACGACAGGCTGAAATCGAAGCGGAAATGAACAAGGCAACTTCAACACCTGTTCTCGGCAAGCCTGCCACACCAAATGTAACGGAAAAGACAGGCACGGCAAGCGATGCCTACAAGAAGGCTTTCTGGAACAGCGTCAGAAATCGTAACTGGATCGATGTCCATGATGATTTGCACATTGGTACAGATGCAGAGGGCGGCTATCTTGTTCCGGATGAGTTTGAACGAAAATTGGTGGAAGCGTTGGAGGAAGAGAGCATTTTCCGCCAGATGGCAACGGTTATCAAAACTTCCAACGGCGACCGCAAGATTCCGATTGTGACTTCCAAGGGCGAGGCTGTCTGGATGGACGAGGAACAGCAGTATTCTCTTTCTGATGATACGTTCGGACAGGCATCGCTTTCCGCATATAAGCTTGGTACAGCAATTAAAATTTCAGAAGAACTTTTGAATGATTCTGTTTTTGACCTGCCGTCCTACATTGCAAAGGAGTTCGCAAGAAGAATCGGTTCTAAGGAAGAAGAGGCGTTCTTTGTTGGTGACGGCAAGGGAAAACCGACCGGTATTTTTAATGCTACAGGTGGTGCGGAAGACGGCACTTCCACCACAGGTGCAAGTATTACATTTGATGATGTGATGGAACTTTTCTACTCCCTCAGAAGTCCGTACCGCAAGAAAGCGGTGTGGGTGCTCAATGATTCCACTGTCAAGGCTCTTAGAAAATTGAAAGACAACACAGGCAATTACATCTGGAATCCGTCTGTGCAGGCAGGTGTTCCGGACACCATTCTCAATCGTCCTTACAAGACATCCAGCTATGTGCCGGAAATCAAGGCAGGCAACAAGTGCATGGCATTCGGCGACTTTAGCTATTACTGGGTAGCTGACAGACAGGGACGCTCCTTCAAGAGACTGAATGAACTCTTTGCTATGACAGGTCAGGTTGGTTTCCTTGCTTCGCAGCGTTTGGACGGCAAGCTGATTCTTCCGGAAGCAATCAAGACACTTACCATCAAGAAAGCGTGATGCTATGATTACGCTGAAAGAGGCGAAAAACTATCTGAGAGTGGATTATGAGGAGGACGATAGTCTGATTCAAAATCTGCTTTCTACAGCAAAAAATCTGGTAATGGACGTTGGCAGAATGGACGAGGACAGTTTTTCTCAGAATGAAGATACCGTGCGGACTGCGATGCTTTTCGCACTTGGGTATCTTTATGAAAACAGGAGTAATCCTGATTATCATAAACTTACACTGAATCTTCGTTCAATTTTGTTTGCACAGCGAGAGGGTGTGATGTAATGGAAATTGGAACTTTGAATCAGAGAATTACCATTCTGGAACACAGGACTGTTATTGATGAGATTGGAAATCATATCACCAAATGGGAAGAAATATTCTCCCTATGGGCAAAGATTGCTGTAAAAACTGCAAGTGAAACCACTGATGCAGGAGTTACCAAAGAGGTACAGAAACTTGAATTTCTGGTTCGTCAAAGTCCTGCCTCGCTGAATATCAACAGCACCAATTTCCGTATTCTCTTCAGAAACAGCATCTACAATGTCACCGGAATTACTCCTTTATACGACCACAACAACTACATGAAAATCGAGGGTGAGATACGAAAGGCAGGTGTTTCCGATGACTACAGTTGATGCAATGGCTTATGAAATTATGAAAGGTCTGACGGAATATGCAGACCTTGCGGATACTGCCATGAAAAAGGCTGTCCGGAAAACCGCCACGCAAGTGAAAAACGAGATTTC